TTAAGCGTATATGAATCAAATTTTGTAGGCTCAGTTGGAGAAGGTGGCGAGTTTGAATTGTTAATGAATACAAACGATGCAATTAGTTTTAGGTTTACAAATACTGCACCTAATAGAGATGACCCACCTGTTACAATAACAGAAGGGGAAGTATCGTTTTTTTCAGAGGCACTTGTGCCTGTTAATGTTGCGTATGGTGATGCATTAATTATTAATGATACAATACCAAAAGGTATATTTCAAAGAGACTTCTTTTTAAGTATAGTTAAAATGTTTAACCTATATGTATATGAAGATACTTGGAATGATAAGAAATTAATTATAAAGCCTTATATTAACTTCTATGATGAGACTTATGCAGATGCTTTAGATTGGTCTAATAAAATAGACAGGTCTAAGCCTTTAAGCATTAAGCCTATGAGTGAATTAAATGCAAGGTATTTTGATTATAAGTTTACAAAAGACAATGATTTTTACAATGAGAATTATAATAAAAAATACAATGAAAGCTATGGCGATAGGATTTTTGATACAGAATATGATTTTAGTAAAGAAACAGATACGCTTGAAGTAATATTTGCTTCAAGTGTTTTATATCAAAAAGATGGAACAGATAAGATTTACCCTGCTATATATAAGGTATCTGATAACAACACTAAAGAAAATTCAATGGATAGTGTTATTAGAATATTACAAATTAAAAAGATAACAGGGAGAACGAGTTACAATATTTTAAATGGAGTATCAGTAGTCGACACTATAACCACTTATGGGTATGGTGGACATCTTGACGACCCATTTGCACCAAGTAATGATATTAATTTTGGTGTGCCATTTGAGACTAAGTTTAATACTAGCGGCTATCCAATAGCAAATATATTTAACGCATATCATAGTAATTACATATCGGAAATTACAAGTAAAGATAGTAAGCTACTTACTTGTTCAGCTTTATTAAATACAAATGACATTAACAATTTAGACTTTAGCAAGTACATTTGGATTGATGGAGTTCTATTTAGATTAAATAAGGTTGAAAATTTTAACCCTATGGAATACAACACGACCAAAATAAGTTTATTAAAAGTAATTGAAACAACATACTAATGGCAGAGAATTTAAATTTAAATGTAAACGTAAATACATCAGGTGCTGAAAGCTCTGTTGGTTCACTTAAAAAGCAGCTTAGGGAAGCACAACAAGAAGTTGCAGCCTTATCGGATAAGTTTGGTGCTACATCTAAGGAAGCTATTGAGGCAGCAAAAAGAGCAGGGGAATTAAAAGATAGAATTGGTGATGCTAAAGCATTAACAGATGCGTTTAATCCTGATGCTAAGTTTAAAGCGTTTACTGCTTCATTATCAGGAGTTGCAGGTGGATTTGGTGCAGTACAAGGTGCTATGGCTTTGTTTGGTGCAGAATCAGATAATGTTCAAAAAACATTATTAAAGGTTCAATCAGCAATGGCTATTTCTCAAGGATTACAAGCAGTAGGTGAAAGCATAGATTCATTTAAACAAATGAAGGCAGTAGCTATTGATGCTTTTAAAGGTATTAAGGCTGCTATTGGTTCAACAGGTATTGGATTGTTATTAGTTGCATTAGGTACATTAGTAGCATATTGGGATGATATAAAAGAAGCAGTAAGTGGTGTAGGTGAGGAGCAAAAAAAGTTAAATGAAACATCTAAAGAAAACTTAAAAACTCAAGAAGATAAGTTAGATGCAATAGATGGTCAGTCTAATCAACTAAAATTACAAGGCAAGAGTGAAAAAGAAATACTTGATTTAAAGATTAAGCAATCAGATGAGGCAATCAAGGCTGCTGAAATTAATCTAGCAAATGCTAAGGCTACTAAGGATGCACAGGTAAAAGCAGCAGAAAGGAATAAGCAAATCCTACAAGGTATTATAACATTCCTGTCTGCACCTTTAGTTGCAGTATTAACAGTGGTGGACCAAGTAGGTAAGGCATTAGGTAAGGACTTTGGTTTAGCTGAAGGATTTACAGGTGGTTTAGCTAAGATGGTGTTTGACCCTGCTGAAACAGCAAAAGAAGGAGATAATACAATTAGAGAAGCAGAAGCTGCTCTTAATAAATTAAAAGAAAAAAAGGCAGGTTTTCAATTAGCTATTCAAGGTATTGATAAAGCAGATAGAGCTAAATCTAAGGCTGACAATGATGCTGAACAAAAGAAAGTAGATGAGGCTAATGCTATTCTAAGAGAGGCTAACAAAAAATTAAAGTCTCAGGAAGAACAAGAATTTTTAAATATTGAAGAATCTTATAAAGAAAAAAGAAAGAAGTTAAAAGAAGCAGGTATTAAGGATAACGGAGATTTAGCAGCAGCAGAAAAGAAGGAAAGAGATGCAATAACTGATAAGTATGCTAAAGAAGAAGCAGCAAAAATAGAGGCATACGAAAAAGAACTTGCTAAGATTAGATTAGAAAATAAGTTAGCAGCTATCAAGGATGAGAACGAGAAGGCAAGAGCACAGTTAATGGCAGCCTTTGAGCAACAGAGACAAGATATTGATGCTAATGAAAAATATACAGCAGAGCAAAAGATTGCTTTAAAATTAGCTTTAGCTACTCAAGAAGAAACAGCACTTGCTGCATTAAAATTAACAGCAGACAAAAAACAAGCAGAAACAGACATAGCTGACTTAGATAAGGAAATCATAAAAGCAGCAGGAAAGTTTGATGTAGAAAGAGAATTGTTAGATAACAAGGATGCTTTACTAAAAGATTCATTTGATAAAGGATTGATAAATGAGAAGGCTTACAATGAAGGCGTAGAGGCAAATGCTAATGCTAGAATAGAAATTGATAAGAAAGAGGCAGCAGCTAAGATTGAGAATGCAATGAAAATCTCTGCATTGCTTAGTGGTTTGTCAGATGTAGTAGGTAAGGAAACAGCAGCAGGTAAAGCCTTCGCTGTAGCTAGTGCAACCATTGATACTTATTTGGCAGCAACAAAGGCTTATCAATCAATGTCAGGTATTCCTATTGTCGGTCCTGCATTGGGAGCAGTAGCTGCAGGTGTTGCAATTGCAGGTGGTATAAAGAATGTAAAAGCAATTATGGGTGTTAAAGTTCCCGGCGGTGGTGGCGGTTCTAATCCTACAATGCCATCTGTATCAACTTCTGCACCTATGACACCACAATTACCAATGGCGCAAACAACAAACATCAGTCAACAATCAATTAATGATATTGGCAATCAAGCGGTTAGAGCATATGTAGTTGAAAGCGATGTAACTAGCAATCAACAAAGGATAGCTGCAATAAGACAAAGAGCAAGATTTAGTTAATATTTAATAAAACACTATTTATGAGTATGGAATTACCTTTATATATGTTGGAAATATCGGATGACTTAAACGATGATGCAGAGGTGCAATTCGTTTCATTAGTAGATAGACCTGCGATTCAAAAGAATTGGAATGCGTTTAAGAATGAACAGAAGTTTCAGATTGTTAGTGAAGATAAGCGTATTATTAGTGGGTGCGCTATGTTGGCTGATACTCCTATCTTTAGGAGTGATGCTAGTTTTGGCGATTACTATGTTGCATTTTCTAAAGATACTATTACAAAGATTGTACAGAAATTCTTTAAGAAAGGTTACCAAAACAATGTAAACTTAATGCACGACCCTAATCAAATAGAGACAGGGGTAACTATGTTTGAAAGTTTTATTAGCGACAAAGCAAGAGGTATTGAGCCAATGAAAGGTTTTGAGGATGCTCCAAACGGAAGTTGGTTTGTATCTATGCTAGTAGAAAATGATGAAGTATGGAACAAGGTTAAAGAAGGGTTAATTAATGGCTTCTCTATTGAGGGCATATTTAATTACACTCCTAAATTAACTAATGAGGAAATTAAAATGCAGAAGATAATAAACATATTAGAACAAGTTTAGTTCTAAGTGATAAACAATTATATTTATTAACATTTAAATAAAAAGAAAAATGAATACAAAAGAAGCATTAATGCAAATAAGAGCCTTATTTGAAGATATGCCACAAGTTGTTGAGCCTATGGTACCTGTTGCGCCCGTTGCAGCTGAAGTAACAAAGGTAGAAATGGCTGAATATTCTTTAGTAGATGGAACTAAGGTTATGATATCTGCATTAGAAATTGGTGGTATGGTAGAAATGGCTGACGGCACTCCTGCTCCTATGGGAGAGCATCAATTAATGGATGGTACATCTATCCAAGTTGATGAATTAGGTGCTATCGTAGAAATCTCTTCTCCAAAAGAAGATATAATTGTAGAAGAACCTGTTGCTCCTGCTGCTCCTGTGCCACCTGCACAAGACACAGATGCAATGATTGCAGAGTTAAAGAATGACTACGAGAAGAAAAAAATGGAATTAGATGCTAAGATTGCTGAATTAGAAAGCAAGGTAAAGAATGGTTTTGCACAAGTAGCTGAATTAGTACAAGCACTTTCAAACACACCAACTGCCGAGCCTACTCAAAAAGCATCAAACGCATTTCAATCATATGTAAGTACTAATGATAGTAAATACGAAAGATTAGAAAAATATAGAAACGCAATTTTAAACAAATAAATTAATAAACAATGGCATTTTCAGTAAGCACATTAGCGAACTATACTAAAGAGAACGAAGCATTATTGGTTACTTCTTCAGTATTAGGCGCAAAAAC